AGGTGGTCGCGGTGTGGTAGGCGACATCAAGTCATCGGCGGCGAACTTGATGGAGCAGGCACAGCAAACAATAGCGGCGCCGAGCTTCGCCGGGGCGGGTAAGACGGCGTTGGCCGCGACCGGATTCGCCGGCAATCTTCTGCCGCCAGGAATAGTGGCGCAAATGGCGGCCACTCCTGGCCTAGAGCGACTTGGCTTCGGTCACGAGGCGGCCAGTGACATCACAAACGTCGGCTCTGCTGTTGTGAACCCACTCGGATTGTCGGCGTTGTCGAAGCTGTATTTTGCCGGGCGAGCGGGTGGAAAGATTGCCGGGTCCTTGGCTGGTCCGGTGTCTGAGCAAATTGGCGGCGCGACGCGACCAATGTTTTCCGGTGACCCCGCTGATGACCGCGTCACGCTCGACCAGAGCGGCGGCGGCGGCCGTGGCGGCGGCACGACCGAAGGCACGATCACCATCGAGCATCAGGAAACCGGGCGCAGTGGCCCGCGCAAGGTACCGCTGTTTCGCGCGCCACACATCGCTCGCCAATCGCAGATGCAGCCTGCCGAGCACGGCCCGGAAAATCACTGGTCGAATAGTCAAGATGTGGTGCATTGAATCATGGCATCGATCTTCGCCGTCAGCACCCGATATCAAAATCAATATATCGGCAACCCGTGGCGCGATAGTCTCGTGCCCGCGTCGTTTCGCGGCGCCGAGTTTCACTGCGAAGGGAACAGTTTGGAAAGCGGGCGCCGGTTGGTGCAGCATCAGTTCCCCAAGCGCGACATAAATTATTGCGAGGACATGGGGCACCAAGCCATTAGCTGGTCGGTGCGCGGCTATTTGATTTGCTATCCGGCGAACGTCACGGGCTCTGATCTCTATCAGCGCGACTACCGCACCGCGCGTGACGCGCTTTACCGCGTGCTGGCAGACGGGCAAGCCGGCGTCCTGCAGACGCAGACGTTGCCGCCGATCAACGTTTGGTGCCAGCGGTTCCGCTTTACTGAAGAAGAAAAGCTCGGCGGCTATTGCACCGTTGATATGACTTTCTTCGAGGCCGGGACCGAAACCTACGTGCTGCAAGACACGCGCACGGCATTGATCAACACGTCGGGCGACTTGCGCAATCGTGTCGTCACGCAATTGGGCGGCATTCAAGCGGGCGTCGCCACGCCCATTCCGCTGGTGCCGGGCTCGTAGACAAATGCAGAAGGTAGACGCGCAAGAAGCCACTGGCATCGTCCAGCGCATGATGAAACAGCTCATGACCACGGTGCCGGCAAGCGGCGCCAACGGTGCAGACGCGCGCGCGACCATCGGCGATGTGCAGACAAATGCCTACGCGTTGTTGCGCGAGGATGCGCTCGGGGCGCCGCTCAACAGCGCGTTTGTTCTTGCCGTACAGAACGGCGCAACGTTCCCGCAGATGGAGCAGGTACGCCGCTCGATCATGGCAGAAACCCCGATCACCATCGGCGGCGTGCTGGTGCAGAATTGCGGCATAGAGCTATGCCTCGCCAGTGAAAGCGAGCTGATTGCGAATATGACGTTCGTCAGCCGTCAAGACGTCGATGCCGTGAAAACCGCGATCCGACCGCCGTTCGAGGATTCAATCGAGATATCCGCAGACGAGATGGATCAGCAAACGTTTCAGGGTATCACCGCCCTTTACGCGGCTGTCGTCAATCATCTAGTCAATACCGCGCGGCCATTGCCGCGGCTGATCAACTACCAGTTCAACAGGATCATGCCGACCGTCGTTCTTGCGCAGCGGCTTTATGCGGACGCCAGCCGCGCCGATGAGATCCGGGCGGAAAATAAAATCGTCCATCCGTTATTCAGTCCCTTCGCAGGCGTGGCTCTATCCGCGTGATATCAAATGCCGTTCAAGCCGTCAGAAATTGCGCAGCTTATCGTCAACGGCATCGCTTATCGGGAATGGGAAACGGTATGGGCGCAAGAGCGCTGGAACGAATCGTTCTCGTTCTTCCGCTTCACCACGGCCGAACGCAAGCCGATCCCGCTCAGCACGCCGATTACCTTGGCAGACATACGGGCTGGCATATTCGGATCGCAGCCGATCCCGGATATTCCGGTCTATGTGTGTGATAACGTCCTGCTCACGCTCGGCGGCGCGCCTGCGATGAATGGTTACGTCACGCAGAGGCAAGTCGCCTATGATGCGGAGCGCCATCAGGTTTTGCTGATTGGCAAGTCGGCGACGTTCTGGCCGTTCAAGTCGCAAATCAAGACTGAACAGGCGAACATGGACGGCTTTGACATTATGAAGGTCGCCCAGAGCCTGATTAATCCGCTCGGGGTGACGGTGCGGGCGGTCGGCGCCCCGGACTCACGGCCATTCGAGAAATTGCAGGCGCCGCCGGGCGGAAACATTTGGGAGTTTGTTGAAAAACTGGCGCGGCAACGCTCGGCATTGCTTGGCTCGAATGCAGCCGGCGAGGCGTTGCTGATCTTCGATCACACCTGGGGCAGTCCGGTCGATACACTGACAGAAGGGATCAACATCAAGAAGATGCAGGCGGTGATTTCGATCGAAGACCAGTGGGGCGATATCGAAGTGCTCGGCCAGACGTCAGGCGACGATCAACAACACGGTTCAGATGCCAATGAAATGAAGGCTAACGCCAGTGGTCAAAGCTGTATCGCGGCCAACTGTGTGATCCCGGTGGAGGAACCGGTCAAGGGCGTAGACGAGCTGCAGACGCGCGCTAACTTCGAAGCCAAGTGGACGGACGGCACCAAGAAGACGGCACTTGTCACGGTGCAGGGTTGGTTCAGCGCGTATGGACTTTGGCATGCTGGCCAGAATGTTGCTGTGTATTCACCGATGGTGCCTCTTAATGAAGTCATGAAGATCAAAACCTGCACATGGACGCAAGATAGCGAGAACGGCACCGAAACCGTGCTCGAGTGCGTCAACCCGGCGGCGCTCAACGACGACACGCAGATCAACGTCGGCAATCCGCTTTCGACTGCGGACGTTCCGCCGCAAGCGAAACCCAAATCCGCCACCGTCAGTCTCGCCGACGTTCGTGCGGCGATAACCGGCACAAGTAGCGATATTCAGGCGCTGCAAGCATTAGCGCCGCACAACTTGCCCGAAACACCGATCCCAATGCCTTGAGGTTAGAGCCGTGGTGCACAGAGCAACAGGTCACGCCAATTCGTTTCGCGCTTACGTCGCGGGCGGCGCGCGCTCGAACGTCGATACGATCGACGACAGCACGCTCATGCAGAGCATGGCTGGCAACTTCATGAAGGGCGAGGCGCGCAAGGCGATCGAGGCGGCGCAGAACTACGGCACGAGTTCGGTCTGTCTGCCCGCGGTCAAGGATATGCTGGGAAAAATCCAACAATGCGCGGAGGTCGTGCAGAACTTCATCGGCGGTAGCCGCTCGTTTCCTGTCGCCGGCAACATGGATGATCGTCGCCACCGTCTCATCGGGCTTGACCCTGGCGATAACTCGATGTTCTCGACACAGGGCCGCAAGCAACAAATCCAGATGGCACTGGAGGGAATATTTCACAGCTTGCCGATGGATAAGACCATGCGTATGGCACTGCTCGATGAGCAGACCGAGCAGGATATGAACAGTCAGAGCTATCAGAATCAGCAGAAGGCCCAGCAAACCGGTGGTCGCGCGCATGATGCGGCGCGGGCAGCGTTGCGTCTCGGCAAGATCAAGGACTTGATGGAACCGTTGGTCGAGCCGACCCTCGGCGTGCCGACACTGTATGACCCCGGCGGCACCGGCAGCGCCACGCAGGGGACCAATGCCGCCGGCAGCTACGGCGGCAGTCGCATGGGGCAGAAATCGCTGAAGGAAAAAAATCAGCAGTCCAAGCGCTTCATGCATCTCACGCAAGACGAGGCTGCGCACAGCGGCACCAACGTCCGCAGTTATCTCGACGATGGCGTCGGCTACCACGAAGTGAATGCCGACAAGAACGTCTATACCGGCGCGCTCAAGGGCAAAGCACAGTTCGCCAAGGTCGTCACGCTCAAGGGCCCAACCAAAAACGTGTTCGGCAAGATCGGGTGACGTATGCCGCATTTGCCCGTCGTTTCGACGCCGCAACCGAACGCAAGCCCATGCCCGGACATCCGGCTTGTCCAGAATCTCGCGTTTCCCAAATACTCGGTCACGCTCGATTGGCAATTGCTCGATGATGGCACGCTGGACGATACGCAGGCGCTCGCCACGGCGCTGTGCGTTGCGCTCGGCACCAATGCGCTCGCGTCAATCGACGACGAGCTGCCTGATCCTGACTCCAGCGACTTGCAAGGATGGTGGGGCGATTTTGATGCGGGCCCGATTTGGAACGCGTGGGCGATCGGCTCGAAGCTCTGGCTGATGCGACGCTCCGCGATTGAGAGTCCCAACGCCTTGCGTGGCGCCACGGTCGCGCGGATCAAGAACTACATCATCGCCGCAGTGCAGCCGTTCATTGATAACCGCATTGCTTCGACTTTCACTGTCGAGGTTACCCGATCGAGCTCAAATTTGAATCGGATTGATTCTCTCATCGTCGTCTATCGCGGGCCGACGCCAGCGATCGAACTACGCTACGCGATCCTGTGGGACGAACAGCAGCAAGCGACTTCAGGTTAATTCCCAAATGCCCTGGAACACGCCCACGCTCAGAACAGTACGAAGTCTGGTGCGCGATGCCGTGAACGCGTCGCTGCCGGGCGCTGACTCGATGGTGCCCAATAGTGTGCTGCGCGTTATCTCGGACGTGATCGGCGCGACATGCCACGGCGCGCTGCAATACATCGACTGGTTGGCGCTACAATTGATGCCTGACACCGCCGAGCAAATTTGGCTCGATCGCCATGCACAAATATGGCTGATGAATGCAGACGGTTCGATCGGCCGCAAACTTTCCTCCCTGGCCTACGGTTCGGTGACGATATCCGCCGTCACCGGGTTTGTTGATGTGCCGCAGTACACGCAGCTGACATATGGCGGCACGGCCGTTTCCTATGAGACGCTGGAAGACATGACGGTCAGCGATCAGCCGACAGAAATCCGGGCGCGCGCGCTCAA